CGTGCAGAAAAAATTATAAATTCCTTTTGCCTTTGCTTTGGTATGTTTGTATGCCTTAATCGCCAGCAAAAGCTTTCCGGCGCTTTTCTCCGAGGTAAAGAGTTCGAGGTCTCCCGCAGATTCCATCTCCGCGAACATCATTGCGGCGGTCTGGCCGAGTGTCGAAATGCCGGCACAGACTATGTCCTGCCCGCTCGGCGCATATCCCGAATGTCCCGAAATGCTTATTTTCATTTCTCTGCCCGCTCGGCGAACTTTTATTGTTGTCATAACATTACCTCGGTTCCGCAGCCGAAGCCGCTTTTTCTCTCGCATTCTCGGCCGTTGCGTGTTCGTCTGCGCGCGTCTCGCCAAGCGAGTTGCTCTTGAGCTCGCCGTCTCCGGAGCCTACGCTCGCCACCGGAACTCCACCCGAAAAAGATGCCGCCATCTGACTGCCTATCGTTGTTCCGTTTTGTGCGTCAACTATCTGCGCCATCTGCATGAGCTGCTGCTGCATGGTCTTGAGCTGTTCATACAGCGTACCGTTCTGCGATATTTTCCGCACGACGGAGTCCTTGCCCTCGAAGTCCATCATGTCGATGCAGGCGAGCGCCTGATCCGTCATTTCCGGATTGAAGAATCCGCTGTTATAGAACTGCAGTGCCAACTCGTTGTGAGAAAGCCTTGAAAAAGGATTGTTTCGTTGCGCCCTGACCTTGATATCGAAAATCGGCATTCGCCCGCTCATGTCAATGCCGAACTCTGTACGCTCGCCCTCGGGCTGTATCGCACGGTTGTCGTAGCTCACGAACTCCTGCTCTCCGCTTTTTCCCGTTATGCGGAAGCTGCGCGGTGCATCGTAAAATTGCCTTATCAACTCAATGCACAAATAAAGCACTTCCTCATAGCTGTCGTATGAGGTCTGAATCATGTCTCTCGACAATTTGCTTCCCGCTTCCTGCAGCGCTGCAATCGCCGAAGCGGCGGTAACTCCGCTCGTGGTGCTGCCCTGTGAAAAATCGCGGTTTCCGCTCGTTTCCTTGAGTTCGTCTATCTTGTTCGTGCGCAGCGCAACATAGATATCATTAAGCGGCGTCATAGTTATCTCTTTGATGCTGTCCTCGCCGAGTCTGCCATCCACGCGCACAAACGGTCTTGAGACATCAAGAAATTCTTTTTCGTTCACTTTCCCGCTCGCGGAATTGATAAAAAAGCGGCGGCGCGATGCGGCAATTGCCGACTGCATAAAAGCCTGATCGTATTTGTCTATCTGCATCTGTGGATCTTTCATAATGTCCAAATAGCCAAAGCCCACAAGCGAGCCTTCCTCCGGGAAGAGCGTATCACAGACAAACGGATATTTGCCGTGATTATAAAACCCGCTCTCGGCATACTGAGGATCGTTTTCTGACGCAAAGAGCACTTCGCCGTTGCAAAATTTACAATAATGCAGCACAGTTCTGCTGCCAACCAGTCTCTTATAGTACCAGTCCACCACGACGCTCTTTTCCGATGTGTCTATGTTGTCGTCATAGATATACTGGCTTGTTTCTATCGTCTTGCCGCCGAGCTTGCCTTTCAGCTGCGGATATTCCTGCGTGAGCAAATCATTGTCGCGCAGGCACACATGGAAAATGTTCCGGCTGTCCTGTATGTTCTCTATGCCGGGCTCCCAAAAGAGATTCAGCAGGTCGATTTTCTTTATCTCGATATCGCCCAAGCCGTTATACTTCTGCGGATTCCAGAATACGCCCTCGCAGGATGTTCCCTGCTTGAGCTTATACCACCACTTGGCCGAATATGTCTTTTTGTAACCGTTCTGCTCGATGATAACTGGCAGGATCTCCGAAAGCTGTTCTGCGGCGGCATTGTCGCTCTGCTCTCTCGGCAGCACAGATGCCGAGGGATAGTTGTCCATTGCGTCTGCGTGCTTATTTGCCAGGGAATTGAACAGCCATGCCGAAGTGGGCTCGGGTTCTTTGTTCGCGCCCTTCGCCTGTTCTTTCCTGATTGTCTCCCAGTGCCGGAGCTTCCACCACTGCTCATTTTCGATTATCCTGTTCTCGAGATTTGCCTTGCCGTCTTTGTATTTTCGCAAGGTTTCCTCTGCCAGGGCGATTGACTCCTCCGTGATTGGACCCTGCTCTGACCCGCTCTCGGGTTCATATTTCACAATATCAGTGTCATTCACTGTTTCTGCCTGTCTATCCTCTTGCACAGGATTTCCAAGCTCTTGCCGCAATGCCTCCGTTCGTGCGGCAATATCCCGCTCCGGGTTTCTTGCGGTCTGCTCCTGCTGCTGTTGGTCGCGCATTTCCGCCCTGCGGCGCTTGATATCTTCTATCGGGTTTCTGCTGTTTGCCATTGTTCTGCCTCCTATAGTCTGTAAAAGCTGTATTTGTCCGGCTTTTCTCTGAGTTCCAGCGGATCATCCGGCACTTTTGCCGGGGCTTTGCGAGGCTCCGGACTTATCGGGTTCTCCATCAGCACATATCGGCACTCATCATAGATGTGATCCTCCTGCGATGTGTCGATATCCTCAACATATTTCTCGTCATAGACGATATTGGGAATAGTGCGGATAAAGTGCCGGCATGTCGAAAACACTTGAAATTTCGGGTTGCCCTCCGAATCGAACGCCAGGCGGTAATGATACTGCATCTTTCCGGCGATTCTCGTGTTGTCACCGGGGGAGAATACTATGAAGTTCGGGGATTTTTCCATCATTCGCGCTACGCTCTCGCCGCGGCTCTCGTCAAAAATTGACGGGTCTGCTATGCCGATAATGTTCTTTCCCTTGAGGTTCATATCCTCCTGCTCGACGCGCCGAATCTCTGCCGCAATCGTGACCGGGTCTTGCCGCACTCCCTCGTTCGGCGTGCCCGTGCATCCGTACAGTTCCGCTATGCGGTATATCTTGCCATGCGTGTCCACCGCATACCAGCCCACGGAATACGGCTTCGTGTAGCCGAAGTCGAAGCCTCTGTAGATCTGCCAGTATTCCGGGATTTTGAACGGCTCCACGACATGCGTCCACCGGTTGTCTTTATAATGCTCGGGATCGTTGCGCCACTCCGTAAACACCTGCCCCGAAAAGCTGTCCCAGTCGCCGTATAGCAGCGCTTTTCTCTCCGCCTCCGGCATGGCAGCAAGCTTCATGATGTATTCAGGGTCGTTGTGCAAAAGCTCCTGATTGTCAAAAACCGTCGCCGGAACAAATATCCGCTTCCTGCTACCCTCTATAATTTTCCCTTCCGGCGTCACCACATTGAACTTTTCCGTTATCGGCGTCATTGGCGGCGCTGCAGTGACGAACCGGGACTTTACCCAGCCGTGTCCTATACCGCCGGGGTTGGTCGTCGCCCGCATATAAACCCTCGTACCGGGTCCTCCCGGGCGGTTTCGCGAGAACATATAGCTGTATTCGTCCCATGTGAAGTGTGTTAACTCGTCAAATGCAATGAAATCATAGTGTTTGCCCTGGTATTTCAACCTGTCCTTCGTGTATTGCATCGAGCCGAAATAGATCATAGACCCGCTCGGGAAGCTCCATCGGTGTTTGCTCTCGTTGTATTTTGCGCCGCGTATCGCCCGCGGATAAAGCATTTCAGATCGCTCTACAAGCTCGGACAGCTGCGGATATGTTTTTCGCAGTATCAGTCCGCGGTAATACGGAATATGCACCTGCCGCAGGGCTTCAATCAACAGCGCGTCGCTCTTCCCTCCGCCCGCCGCGCCGCCGTATAGCACTTCATACTCCGGGCGCTCCATAAACCTCTTCTGCTTTTCCTGAGGTTCCCAGATTTTCATTCTTCCGCAGCCTCCTCAAGCACTGCCGGAATCTCGATAATGCCGTATTCTTCATCATCTGTCGGCATACCTGCGGCTGCTTTTGCCTTTTCGAGGTCAAGCCGTTCCCGCGTATACTGCATATTTGCCCGCTCCACGGTGTTTGGCTTGCCGTAAACATCGCGCAGAATCTCCATCAGATCTTTCATTGCAGCCGTCATTTGCCGCAGATATTTCGTGTCGAGTTTTTGCAGGCAATATTCCTCGACTTCCGCTTCGTCCTCATCGTCTTCGCTCGGCACAATTTTGACAATTGTCTGCCTGACTGTTGCCGTATCGTTCAAAGAATCATCTATAAGGCGCACCAATTTGTCCGCACAGACGCCGATTTTCGCCAGTTCGCAGGCTTTTTTTCGGCTGATTTTCTCCATTGTTTTTTTTTCAACTTTTTTTCTGAATTTTTTCCGCAGCCCGCTCCACCCCTCCGAAGCGCACTTTTTTCCAAGCGACGAGACCGACACTCCGTACTTTTCTGCGAGCTCGCGCTGGCTTATATTCGTCGATATGTATTCCTGCTTGATGGCATCCCAGTCCACGCTCGGAAGCCTCCTTTCTTCTTACAATTTTATCAATTTGCATTCCGTTTTTCTCCCCGCCATATTAGCCCATGATGAATAGAAATAAGCCGGGCAGGGATTTTTCCTCTGCCCGGTCATTTTATGCATTTTCAAAATTATTCGTACTTGCTGTTAAGTATTTTTTTCAATGGGCAATCGCAGCGGTAAAGATAGCAGTTGCTACGCTGCCATACCTTCCGCTGTTGCGCATCCTCGAATACGAGGAGAACTTTTCCTTTTTCCGTCAATCCCTCGCAGGTTATTGTCGTTTTGCTGTCGGACAGGTAAAACGGACAGACAGCAAGCGCACCTGCAGCAGTGTTCGCCATCAGCCCGCTCTCCTTTTTCTGTTTTTCCGTCCGCCATAAAGTATGTAGTCGCTGTCGCCCCGGAACATTCTTATCTCCATATGATAGCAACTGTCCCACTCGCAGTATGTCGGAATTACCTCAGCCACGACATAGCCGGGATAAAGCTGTTCGAAAAGCTGTCTGTGCTCGCAGTCTGCTACAAGCTCGTCCAACTTCTTGCGGCTGATGTGGCTATCGTTTCTGCGCGGCTGAGGATCCACAAGATTTTTCGACCTTGTCCAACGCTTATGCATAATAGGGTCTTTGATTATGTATTTTCCCATGTCGGCTATGCCGATTTCGAGGAATTGCAGACGCTTTGTGTTCGCTCTGCCGAGTCCCCACGCCTTTTCTATCTCGTCTCTGTCAACTCCGCCGCTCATTACAATGTGATGATGCACGTTCCCGCTCTTTTCGCCAAACTCTATGACGGATATGTATTTCACTTCGCCCGCTCCCGCTTTTTTATAGAGTCTTTTGACCCTGCGCAGGAAGTTTTGAAAATTCCTCTGCGCTTCTTCCGGCGTTTTGGGTCTTGTATCATCGGAATAGTCGAGACCTATCGCAAGATCGCGATCAGTAAAGTTCGCATGCAGCAGCTGAACGAGCTTACGCTCCGCATACTTTGCGTTCAAAAGTTTCTGCGTCTCGCTCGATTCTCTGAATCTCTTTCCCCTGCTCTTTATTTTGGCCTGCGGCTGCTCCGTCACGGGGTATAAATATATTTCAAGAAAGTCCTTGCAGTAAAATTTTGTTTCTCTGATTTTCGTGCGCATTTTTTCTTTCCTCTCCGTGGTCGGTTTGATAAGACAGCATACAAGCCCGTGAAGCGCCCTTACGGACGCCTCACCTTTTCCCCGGCGCGGGGGTCTGACTTGTTTATTTCTCCATAGGTTCGCACCAACACATGGTGCACTTGTCTCCGGTAATACTCGGGCATCTTGTGCCGTAAACTTCCATTCTGCACACCGCCGGAAGTCCGTCATCACCTATACGCGCATTCGGAAATTTTTCCAAAAAATCTTGTACGTAAGTTTTTTTCGGGTGCTTGTCACTCCATTTTTGGAGTCTTGAAATGGCACTTTTAATTATCTCTACGTTGCTCTGCTCGTCGCATATATCCTCCAATGGACATTCATCGCACGGTTCGATGCCGTTATGTTGTGAATCACACAGTCGCTTTCTTTCGAGCAAAAAGTCTATTGTTTTATTGCAATCCATACAGCTAATCTCCTTTCATTTTTGCGCCGCAGTGCGGGCAATAAAAAAACTCACGGTCTATTGGTGTTTCTCTTCCAGTCGCGATGTCTATACTGTGATGACATTCGGGACAATAATAATTACCATCGTCAGGGTTGTTGTACATCTTAATCCATTCGCCATGTTTAATCTCTTGTACATCAGCGGCAGGAGCTTCTTTTAAAATTTTAACAGCGGCATTCCAGCCGTCCGCATAACCTTTGTTCTCAAAAACATCTCGGGTACACAAGCCTATCCCGAGTGCAGCACGGTCAATATAGTCACTCATTCAATTGCCCCTCCGTCCTGCGATTCCATGCTTCCGCTGCGAACTGATTCCATGCTTCCGCTGCGAACTGCGGCCGTGCATATCTGTCCGTTGCAAGAAAAAATTTTTGACACTCCACATAAAATGTTCTTTGCCCCAGAAGCTTTGCTCCGCCTCCGCAGCATGGGCAGTTCTTCAGTTCTATCTTTTTATCCATAATCATTTATTCCTCCCGGCGGGCACATAACACCAACTTTGCGGCGGCCGTTCGAGCCCAAACTCACTTAACTCTTTCGGTTTGTCATAAATCACAAGGTCTGATATGTGCCAGCCATATAAACAAGGCAATTCGCCTTGATAATCAATTAGCTCTGCGATTCTGAGACAGGCTTGTTTGGCTATTCTTGCCGTTTGTTTTTCATCGCTGCGGTAATCGGCAGTGAAACACTCAGTCTCCGCACAAATAAACTCGCCGATAACTTTGCCATTCAGGAAATTGTCTTTACTGTACTCATCACCATCAAAACGCATCAATTCAATGCTGTCACCGTGTTTTATTCCCTGCGTTGGGTGACGGTACAGTTCGTCATCATTTAACACCATGCAGCCGCTTATTGTTTGATATTTTTTACTCGGCTTTGTGCAGTAAATATAGCACTTAAATGGCGGCTCAGCCTTAGGTTTTGTTTTTCTGACTTCCACCGTTTTCTTTCCATTTGCTATAAGTTCACACCATTTCGGTCTGACTGAAAGCAAAACCGCCATTATATTCCGCCTCCGTTACATGCATACTCTTTAAGCGCAGCCGCAGCCTGCGACATAAGGTATTCAATGCACTCAAAATCTCCGCTTGGGTCATTTAACGGACACTCTGAGCAAGAACCGGGTGCACCCGCTCCGCAGAGTTCCGTCGCCTGGATCAGCTGCTCAAGGGTCATATTCATCGTTGTGTTCATTTGCAGGACCTCCGTCACTCAATCGTCGGTAACTCCGGCAGCGGCATCCAATAAGTCACCTGTGGATCATCCCAATCCGGATAAGCCTCAAAAAGCCAGCCCTCGCCGGCGTAAAATGTTGCAAGTTCATGGGCACTATCCAACTCTAAATGCTCTCGCGGTCTGCCGCTCGCGATAACTAATACGCCCTGCTCGTCTTCGCGCAGCCGTAGATTCCGCAATCGTACTCATATTCGCAGCCAAGACAGGCGATAGATCCGGTCTGCACCGACAGCCTCCGCAGCGCCTCTATAAGGATTTTATCGTCATTCATTTTCATTCTCCTTTCAGCAATTCATGTTCGCCGCTCTGCAGCTGAAGCTCGGTCTCGGACATTTCATATCCCAGCTCACAAAGGCATTCATAAATTCTGTCAAGGCTTTGGTTTTCCTTGTGCTGCGGTGCCCGTTTGTCATTGTTTGACGCATACCACCCGTTGTTGTAGTAGCCGTTGCGATTATCGTCTCCTGCCAGCGCATACGCGACAACTATCGGCGCACGCTTGTCCTCGGCGATAAACTGCCGCCATTTCGGCGCATTTATAGAATACTTTTCATCGCTTCCAATCTCGGAATTGATATATGCTCTGTCATATGTACAATAGTCCGTTATCTCGCAACCCGCAAACATCACAAGCCACTTGATGATTGTTTCTTTATATTTTTCAACCGCGGTAAAACTTCTGATAAAGTTTACGCGGCACTCATACGCCGTTTCCGTCAAACGCTTGAGCTCACGGTTGGCACTGTCTATGCGCTGTTCGCATTCTGATTTTTTCTCTTTCTTCTTTGGTACTTTGGCCTTTTTGCGCATAAGGTACGCCGTGCCATATGATATTTTCCAAAAAAGCTCTTCTTCGTTTTTGGGCTTTTTAAAGGTTCCCTCTTTCCAGTCTGTAATCGCACACTGTTTGACCCGCTCGTAGGCGGTGCTGTAGATTTGGTTTTTTACGGCTTTCGCGCCGATTGACTTTAGCTCGGCTTTGACAAGCGGTGTTTTTTCGGCTTCAATTTGTCGCTTCTTCGCGCGAGTAAGGCTGAACTCAAACTCGCGTGTTCCGACAACTTTCAGCAGTTCGCGGCGCTCTTCTGCGTCTTTTATGTCCGCTATCTGCACATAGTCCTCGAGCTTTCCGCCGCGCTCCACCGCCTGCTGCATCTGCTCTGTAGGCAAAGTAGCTATCTTCAGGCGCTTGCGCACAGTCGTTTCGGCGAAGCCGGTCTTTTCGACGATTTCGGCAACCGGCACGCCGAGGTCAAACATCATCTGCATACCCTGTGCCTGCTCGTAGACCGTCAAATCAGAGCGCTGCATATTTTCAAGCAGCATCGTAGACAGCTGCGTCTTATAGTCCATATCAACCACGGCGCAGGGAACTTCTGCCAGTCCCGCCTGCTTCGCGGCCGCGAGTCGTCTGTGCCCGATGATAACGGTATACATGCCGTTTTCGGCCGGAACGACCGTCAGGTTCTGCAGGATACCGCGCGCTTTGATGGATTCCGCCAGCTCCGTGACATCGCCGATACTCTTTCTCGGGTTGTCAGGATGCTGCAAAAGTTTTGTTACTTCGATGTTAGTTATCATGATTTGTCTCCATTTCTGTTATGGCCTGTCCGTTCTCGGATTCTTGCCTTTATCTTATCTTCAAGCTCTATGAGCTTGTCCTCGCGGCAAAAGCCATAGATGATAAGTACGACGACGGCGATTTCAAAGACTGTTTGAATTGCAAATTTAAGTGCCATTTTCTTTCTCCTCAAAAAAGCTCATTTGTCTTTCGCTCCAATCGATATATCTGTCCTCCCACTGCACCCCTATGTAGTCCAGCACCCTGCCCCAGCCATATCTGTCATTGGTCTTTGGGTCGGTCACGCATCGGTACATCCAAAATTCCCACTCTTTTTCGTTTTTCTCCCGAAGTCGGTCAAATCGATGTGGGCGTTCTTCAAGGTGTATGCCAAAGCCGCACATGGAACAGCCCGTCCTTTGCGCTCCTGTGGTGTACAGCTCTCCTATGTCACCCTCCCACCTCTGATTACGCGACTTAATCTCGCCGTATATTTCAGGAATTGGAACGTTTAATTCTGTCGCAAGCTTTAAAAGGTCTTGTCTCGTGAATATTGCAAACGGGCAGGATCTTATGGATGTTTCCCCGAAATAATTGCATCCATTGAGCATCAGGCTCTTCTCTCTTCTGCCTCCCTCCGAAGCCATAAGACCAAGAAACGGAACACTGTTGTGCTCTTTAGCCCAATCATTACAGGGCTTCTCCTTGAGGTAATAACAGCATTTGTCACTCACAAGAAAGTTGGGTTTTTGATATTCAACGCCCTCATTCTCGTTTTCATATCCGCCGAACAAATTTAGCCATTTTTGCGGCAGTTTCATTCGGCTATTGGTACGGTTCCCGCCATATTCGCCTGTCTCGCCTGTAATTATGGCGTGTCTGACTGTTGCGTTATCAGGAGTGGGATTTTGTAATAGGTAGATTTTGTTTGCCTTTTCCTTGGACAGAACAGGAAACCCGAACTCCTGTAGAATCTGCGCCTTTGTCCACGGCTTACCATCCGAACGGAGCGCCGGCTTTAAGCGCTCAACACCGAGCTGCTTATGTACGCGCTGAATGCTTACATCTTCGAGGCTTGAGACACTCACAGCAGGAACGTCAATTCCGATATCGCGCAGAAATAGTAGCAGTGTGATGCTGTCCAGTCCTCCGACGGAAACATGGCAATTCAACCCCCGCTTCTCGCACTCCTGCACGAAAAACTCTGCAACCTCTCTCGCGTGAGCCACCTTCCGACCATATGACCATTCCTGTTTTTGTCTAAAAGCCTTAATCGTCCATATGTCGGCTTCGGACAGACCCTTTTCCCAGCCCACGTTACCCCTCCTCAAAAAATCGGTGCCCGCCGATAGTGCAGACATAGGTCTGCGATTCATGCCATTCGCTGCTCACAAGCGCCGGCGCATAGAAATATAGAATCTCGGCGTCGGTTGCTACTTCGCCGCTGTCAAAGACCGCACTGACCGCGCGCTTCACATCTTCGTTCGGCTCGGGTCTTTTGTCGGTATACCCGAAGCTCTTGACGATTTCCGTGGGGCGTTCGTGTTCCGATTTGCAGGCGTCAAGAATGCATTGTGCCACCGCCATTTTGCCTATGTACGGTTCTGTACCGGCTTCGGCCATTACGACGCTCTCCACTATCGCCCGCTCTTCTTCTGAGAGCTCATAGCACACCTTTGTTTTCTCTTCGCAGGTCATGATCGGCTCCGCCGCAGGCGGCTCGGAATCCACTCTGTATGCGGTCGCCGCGGCATCAGCGCGTGCCGGCACGGCGGCAAGTGCATAGATCAGACACAGCGCAAGAATCGCGAATACTATTAATACTTCCCTGTTCATATCATTCACCTTTCAGCAAAAGCTTATTTCATCGGCAACAACCTCGATAGCTGTTCTGTTGTTGCCGTTTTTGTCTGTATACTGTCTGCTCTGCAGAGCACCACGCACGGCTATCATATCTCCCTTGTTGAAATGATCCGCAACGAACACAGCGGTCGAACGCCAGGCGACGATATCAAAAAAATCCGTCTGTTTTTCTCCGCCCGAGGAAGTGAAGCGACGGTCAACCGCTATCCTGAAAGCCGTGACCGCCGTTCCGTTTTCGGTGCTTCTGCACTCCGGCGTCCTTGTCAGTCTCCCCATGAGAACCACTGAATTTATCATCCGAACGCCTCCTTAAATGTAATTCTTATAAAAATTCGCGATAAAGTCCTCGATTGTCCATCCATGCTCTTCCATGGCCTTACGCTGACCGTATTCATGCAGCGCTTGCATCTTCTCGCGGTTGTTATGCACACCCTCTTTGTTGTCCCTGTGGCAGTAGGGGCACAGCTGAACCGTCAGCTTGTACTTCTCACTCTTCTTGCGCAGCGCTCCGCCGAAAATATGATGCTTCTCGGTATCGCAATACTGATGGCACAAAAAACACTCTGTATACATTTATTTATCCTCCTTAATTTCCCGTGTATCGGGATAATCCTTGTCGCTCATAGTAATTGCCGATTCGTTTCTGCAGCGGTCGGCTTATCTTTTCCGTGTAGATG